GCACCCTCTACGAACTTCTCTTTAAACTGATCAAATTCTTTAGCATCTTTTTTCTTGCCAATGATCTTTCTAACTTTATCTGCTTCCGACATGGACATACCGCCAAGGTGTACGCATGCTTGCATAACTTGTTCCTGGTAAAGAATACAGCCATATGTGTCCTCCGTAAATTGTTTTAGTACTTGGTGAGTATAAGAAATATTTTGACGACCATGTTTACGATCAACATAGTCCTTTCCGATAGTGTTCATTGCACCTGGACGGACAAGAGCGTTTGATGCAGCAAGTTCATTTAGATTCTTGACACCCATCTTAACAAGAAGGTTTGTATATGGTGCTGCTTCACATTGGAAAACACCTTTTGTATAGCCATCTGATAGCATCTGATAAACATTTGCATCATCCATCTTGATCTTAAGAAGGTCAATCTTTTTACCGTCTCGTTCTTTAATTATGTCAATCGTATTCTTAAGAACAGATAAAGTCTTAAGACCAAGTGCATCAATCTTAATCAAACCAATGCGCTCTGCTTCTTCCATATCAACACCAACTACAGGAATTCTTTCATCAGATCCAGTAGATGATCTTGTTTCAAGTGGCGCATATCTGAAGATTGGCTCTTTTGCAGTTACAACACCTGCTGCGTGAATACCTGTACCACGAATTCGACCACGAAGTTGTTCTCCGTAAACCTCTACTTCTGGATACTTCTCACGAAACTCTCGTGTTGATTTAGATGTGCAATAGTCATCCCAAGAGTCTACAGTCTTTAAAACCTTATTCACATCTGACAAAGGAATATTCAGTACTCGTGAAACATCTCTAACAATTCCTTTGCCTGTAAATTCAAGGAAGGTGGCGATGGATGCCACGTGTCTATACTGTCTAACAAGATAATCTTTTACTTCTTCACGACGAGTGTCCTGAATATCTGTATCGATATCTGGGAAGTCGTTACGCTCTGGATTAATAAAACGGAAGAATAAGAGATTGTGTTCAATAGGATCAATGTCTGTAATCTTTAGTGCGTAGCAAACAAGAGAGCCAGCAGATGATCCACGACCTGGACCAACCATAATCTCTTCTTTCTTAGCCCAGTTAATCATATTACTTACAACAAGGAAGTATGGAGCAAACTTCTTATCTTTAATAATCTGCAACTCTTCTTCAAGTCTATCAAGGTACTCTTGGTTTTCTGACAAACCTCTCTCTGCTAAACCTTCTAATGCAACCTTTGCAAGTTCTTTGTCAGGACTCTTGTACTGTACTGGTAGCAGGTTTAGTCCTTCTTGAATTCCATAGTCTCCTACTGTCTCTGCTAATAGGATTGTGTTTGAGTAGATGTCTGGTCGATCAATACCCTGCGATTCCATCGCTGCCTTAATCTCTTCGTATGATAGCAGGTGGATATCAAACTTATTAAATGTAATCTGACGGTCTTCGCCATATAGATAGTCAAGGCGTTCCATCATGTTGCCTTTTTTCTTTGACTTTTCGTATGTTGCATCTTTTACAAACTTACCGTGGGTGTTCATAAGCAACTTAAATTCTTGAACTTCTTTTTGTGACGAGTCTACATGGTGGCAATCTGGTGTAACAATAACCTTAATACCAAACTCGTCTGCTAACTCTATAAGATACTTATTGATGTGGGCTTCATTGTGAGGCATGACTTCAATATAGTAGTCATCTTCAAAGCGTTCCTTAAACCAAGATATATATTTCTTAGCAAGAGCAAACTCTTCTTCTTCAAGTGCTTTAACTAAAACGCTACTTGGGCAAGCAGAAGAAACAATAATTCCTTCTTTATATTTTTCTAATATTTCAAAATCAAATCGTGGCTTCTTAAAAAAACCATCTGTCCAAGATAGTTCGCTAATCTTGTTTAGGTTCTCCAAACCAATTTGATTCTTGGCTAGAAGGATAATGTGATTGTAGACAAGATCTTGTTGACCTTCTCTTTCAGACTTATCTCTTGTATCAGATATGTCTGCACACATGTATCCTTCTAGACCTAGAATTGGCTTAATGCCCTTTGCTTTTGCAATACGGTGCAGTTCCCTATGCCCAGATAAAGTACCGTGGTCAGTGATGGCAATTGCTGGCATCCCTAACTCAACTGCACGGTCAACGTATTCTTCTGGAGTAGCAATCCCATCAAACAAACTAAAATGGGTGTGAACATGTAAGCCGACGTAGTTCATATTACCAATCAGCGTTTGTTGCTGAAGTGGCAGATGGGCCATCAAAGCCCAAATAGAACGCTTCTTGTTCTGCGTATGGAACCTTGCGTAGTGCAGATTCTAGTGGGTAAGGCTTAATGTCTCCCCAGTTGAATGGCTCCTTGTCTGGTGCAGATGGAATTAGTGTGTAACTGGTTTCAGTTCCCTGTCCGTTACGCTTTAACTTCCACTGTACATTTGAGATGCTTCCTGTTTCAAGTGCATACTCACGAATTGTATTGAATGATGATTGCTTGCTGACACCCATTGACCAGATTGCAACATATGGTGCTTCAATGCCGTCGTCTACTAGAACGTTGCAATAGAAACGAAGACGTGCTCTCCAGCCAGCCTTTGGATCCTTGCGGTGCATCTCTTCTGCCCAGTCACGACCTTCTGTATCCATTGTATCTACAGCCTTACGCTTGTAGTCCTTTGGGTTTGTGTGCTCTGATACAACAATTGCTAGACCACGCTCTGCATTATAGTTTGCTGAGTCTTCGTCAAGTTCTTCTAAAAATCTAATCTTTACAGATTGTCCATCTGCAATTTTTAGCCACTTAACCTTTGGGCCATCGCCACCCTTTGGGCCATCTAGTATTGGACCCATTTCTTTGATTCCTCTTAGTATTGCCATTTGTTTTCTCTTTTCTGTGTTATGTTAGTTTAGCATAGACTGTATTGATTTGTCAAACTGGAAATCCAGTTCTTTAATTGACTTATCGTCCATGTCGCCTATATCTTTATATTCTTTATTTAGTTTGATTACGGATACACGAGAACCAAGTTTTTCAACTATCTTAGTTTTCATATTTCCACCTGCTTCATCGTTGTCCGCAATAACAATTATATCATTAAAGTACTTTTGAAGCAACTCTATTTGTATGTTAGAAACATTTGATCCAAGTGTAGCCACAGCAGGAAGTCCTACTTGATCAAGCCTGATTGCATCAAAGGATGACTCCACAACATACACTGTCCCTGAACTTTTAACTCTGTGCAAATTAAATAAGGTTTTAGATTTTGGTAGGCCTGGAGTATTCTTAAACTCTTTACCTTCAATAGATCTTCCAACAAAACCAATAGGCAAACCATCTGGACTATGGACTGGTACAGTTACCATATCTTGCTTTTCTGAATATCCTAAAGAAAACTTTGATGCTGACTCTTTGTTAATTTTTCTATAGTTAAAATAATTCTTTGCTCTTTCTGATTCAAGGAGATTGTTGTGCAAACGCTTAAGAACTAATTCATCAAACATTGTAAACTCTGGTTTTTTGTATAGAGCCTTATCGATATCTGTTTCAATGCTTGTTTCTGTCTCTTTGCTTTTAATAAATCTTGCAGCCTCAAAGTATGTTCTATTAGACATATGCATAACAAATTCAATAAATCCAGTTACGTGGTGACAAGCAAAACAAAAGAAAGTTCCGCTATTCTTATCTATTTCTCCTGCTGGGGTTCTATTGTTATTATGGTATGGACAAAAAATAATATAATCTGAGTCAACCTCAGACTCAATCGTTACACCTGTTCCTGTGAGAACTCTTTTAATTTGCTCTTTTGTGTATAGATTGCCGTGCTTCCGTCTATTCCTGATATCCATTCGCTTTGTTTTCTCCCCGTATATGTTCCGTGTACTGTTAGTTGAAATTCAAAATATTTTTTCTTGTGATTATAGTCTAGCGTAAAATCTGGAGTTATGTCAAGCCTTGGAACATATCCTGAAAGTCGCATCTCAGATTCAAGCAATCTGACATACTCCGCCTTAAGCCTACCAAGGGCTGACTCATCGTGGATAATCCCATCAAGATAGAACTTTTTGATAGGCCTATGGTGATAGAAGGTAGGAGGAATATTTTCCTTATTTTGCGACATACCATATTATACCTACTTATCTTTATATTTTAAGCCTATTCAATTGGACCAGCAAAAGATGTGCCAATAGTATACCTTTCACCCCTGGTTACTGCATTTACCCCATGTTTTAATTGTCTTTTATAGTAAACAATGTCTCCGCTTCTTGGCTTATAGACAAAATTTCTTTCTGGAAAATAAATTTCCCCATTGTCATAATCATCGTTAATGTATACCATTACTATAAAACTATCACTTAGCGGGTGGTCATCGTTTATATCTTGATGCACTCCCATTGGGCCATAGTTCATTGTCAGTTTAGAAACAATTATGAAGTTATCCCCTATAGCGTCTCCATCTATCAACATTGCTTGCTTTACCTTGCTGATATTTTTTCTTTTTAAAAAATCTATTAATGAATCATTCAGAAGATTATAAAAAATTGATCTTAATTCCATTGCAGCATAATTGTCTTTTTCATGAGTTACTGCAGGAAGTTCCATAGTCAGGTGAGGTCTTCTTTCAACCTTTTCTAACTTATGAGATCCTTCGCTAACCAAATTAATCAAATTAATTATATGGTCTGCATCTATTTTATTTTCATAAATAGTTATAAAGTCTGTATCAAATTTAGGTGTTTGGTTCATATTATTTGTCCTCATAATCTTTGTATCTGTAGTATCCTTTATCAAAATCAACCTGCACTAAGAAATCTCCCATAAATCCATTACGGTTCTTTCTAAAAGCACATTCAATTATATCACTATTGGATGCTCTACCTAAAGCAATAACCCAGTCAGCATCATATGCAATCTGTCTTGACCAAGCAGTTTGTCCCAATGTTGGTACTCCACTAAGATCATTCACATCATCTGGTGTAGCAGATGAGATAGCAATAATTGGAACCTCTTCACCAATAGCCATTAGTTTAAGTTCTCGTGAAAGGTTCTTCATTCGTACCGTTTCATTATCTGACTTCTGATTTGGAGCCATCAACTGAAGGTAGTCAACGATTACAAAGTCTGGCTTGTACTGATCAATCTTTCCACGAAGAACAGAAGGATTAATTTCTCCACCTTGATCATTAGAAATAATATGAAACTCTGGCTTGCCCTGTAAGTGCTTTGCATGCCAAGCCTTAAGAGTATCTAACTCTACATCTCCATTACTTAACTTGCGATGAGACCAAAGACCTTCACCCATAATAGTAAATACACGATTGCGAACTTCTGTTTCTGACATCTCAAGCGAGATTACAAGGGGTGTCTTACCCTGTTTCCAGGCCTGTACAGCAAAGTATAGAGCCATCCACGACTTTCCTATACCTGGGTATGCTAAGAAGACTCCCAACTGCCCTGGCATAATTCCAGAAGGAAGGTAGTTATCAAACCCTGGAAGGTTAGTCTTAATACCAACATGACCTGCAGCCTGTTGTATCTTTAGATTTTCAAAGTAAGCAATCGCTGACTCAAGATCTGTAACATCAATGTCACGGATTGCAGAAGTGTTTTTCTTTAATTCAGAGGTCTGTGTGATCAAATCATTTAGTGCAACAGTGCCTTGATTATTTTGAACATTGCCTGCTGCTGATCTTAAGATATCTTTAAGGCTGTCATTTAGATACTCACCCTGCAACTCTTCAAGGTGGTGCTTTGTCGCTCCCACATTTGCTATAGGAGCAAAGTCTCTAAACTTTTCTGTAACAAGTTCTGCGGGTGGAAGGGACTTATTGTTTTCAAAATACAACCTAATAAAATTCCAGATATCTCCGTGAGTTCTAAGAAGGTTATCAACATTGGCCTGTAAAAGTACGTGGATCTGTTTGTCTTGAAGAACTGCAGTAATTAGTTTGGACTCTGTATTATTCACTTAGCCACTCCTTTGCCATTCTTCTACGCTCTGCTCTCTCATTGTCGTCTCTGCTTTTATCTTTTTGTGCCTGTAAAATTTTTTCTGCATTGTATGCAAAGTAGTTCCAAGAAGGATTCTCTGCAACCTTAAAGTAATACTCAAGTATATCGTAGCAGCCAGAGATACCGTATGACTCTACAAGGGCATCTGATGCCCACTGCTCTACATTTAAATTCAGAGATGGCTTTGATTCGTACCTTGCGGTATGATACTTACTGTATCTTGAAAGCAAAGCCATACGGTCTTTGCGTTCTGCCATTACTCGTTGATTTCAGACTTTGCTTCGTTAATCTTTTCAGTTAACTTGTCTTCTACAAACTTGTAAACTCTTTCAAAGGCTTGATTGATATTTTCTCCGTTATGACGTGAATCAACAACGCCAAGATCAAGTCTTAGCGATTGAAAGTTTCCAAGGTTAAGTGTGTATCCAAGTGTAACGGATACCTTTGTGTCTTCGTTTTCCATTTCATACCCTTCGTTAAATAGACTCGCTCCAAATTGGAACGAACTGTCCGTCTTCTGTTCTCCTATATGTAAGTATACCATCGCCCATTCTTCGTGTCAACTCTTGCTTGCTGGGCGTAATATCATTAGTAATTAATTTATCTTTTCTTGGTCTACCTATATGGTGTGTAGCAAGTATATCACGAATGTCCCTTACTTGCGATTCTGAGTAGTAGGACCTTACTTGAAAACCTCTTGCACCACCTTTTTGAGATCCCATTGGAAAAGGAATAACGCCTCTCTTCATTAAGTCTGGCATATATTTTTTATGACGATTAACTAAATCAGCAGTCTCTCTAACTGTGTATGCTCGTTCTCTTTTCTTTTTAAA